CTACCTGTTCGTCTTCTTTTTCTTTAAATCTAAATAGATTCATATCTTTCTCCTGTTGTTATTACGTTTCCAAATAGAAGGGTGTATACTCTCCCATGTGTGATCCCGCAATGTTAAAGTCGAAGTACTCGACTGCTTCCTCATAGGTCATATCATCACGAACTGTGAGAATTTCTAATATTGATTCTGTATCGTACACGACGCGTGTTCTTTCTCCGTCCCATATTGTTCCCATGATCGCGGCGTCAAATCCGTCTGCGAATAATATATCGGGTTCATCCTCGCCATAGAGATCCTCTATATCGTGTCTGTTCATAGGTTCTTAATACCATGATTTTGGAACACGGACAATGGACAAATTGTCTCATCAATTCCACCATTCTGGCTGACTTCTGCCTTTTTCCCATTTAGCAAAGTATTCTTTTTCGCCTTTATAGTAGTCGCGATAGGCACTTACATATAAAAGACGATTTAATTTGTATTCATCGGGCATACATTGAGGTGGTGTTGTCATATCACCGTCTGGTATATCAACTGCATAATTACTTTTTAAAATATTTTGTATAATTCTAAACGATTTATGTTTTTTCTTAAATCTATATTCATATTCATTATTAATCCATAATGCATTATCTAATGCCCATTTAAAATTAACTTTATTTTCTCCTACCCATTTAGTCATCGGATGATTAGGGTATGCAGATTTGTATAAAAAAGCTAATCCGCCTGTATGTCGTTGAACAGCAGTCGATAACATTTGCGCTGATTCTAACAGCATTTTGGGTACGTGTTTATCGCACAACATTTCTGCTGATCCGTCTGGTGTCTTGTCTAAAAAAAATATGTTCATTCTAATTCTCCTCCTTGATCAACGACATATTTTTCTACTGCCTCTGATATAATACCAAATGTATAGTCATCAAAACAATCACTATTTAGAATGACAGTTTCTCCTTGTGGGTTAGTAAGTTCTATTTTTACTTTTTCCCATATCCATCTATTAGTTTTCATATAATCCTTTCTAAGTGTTGAGCAGAAGGATTCTTTGACTACCTCCAACCTTTTCCCGACAAATCAACCATTTAAGAAGATAACGGTACTTCAGTACCACCTCTTAGAATCTCAGTCATTTGACCATACTTTCTAAGAAATGTGCCTTACAACTTTGTTATTGTTGTTCAGCCATACTCAGTTACCATGCATGATAACTATTTAATTGGGACTATATATATATTAATGGGAATGTCAAGGACAAAATCACTTTGTATAGAAGTTTTTTTTTCAAAATAAAAAAAAATATTTTTTTATTCTCAAATATGACGTAACCACGTAACTTTACACGTAACCAACTGATAAATAACAATAAATACGTTACTTTTACCACGTAACCAGACGTAACCAGACGTAACCTTAGTATAGGATATATCCCATCAAAATAGATAAGATTTTTGAGATGAATTTAATATATTATATTATATAGTTCAAAAATAAAAAACTATACAGAAGTGAAAAAATGTACTAAACTAAAAATATGCCTAAAATTAGAAACGGTGAGCTTACACCGAAGCAAAGAGCTTTTGTTGAGATATTTGTCAAAGAAAATGGAAGACTAACACAAACAGAATGTGCAAAACAAGCGGGGTATTCTGAAAAGTCCGCTGTGTCACAAGCCTGTAACCTAAGAAATCCCAAGTATTTTCCAAAGGTTGTTATAGCTATTGAAAATCTTCAGCGTGAGTATGCTGAAGCAAGTAAAATAGATTTTGTCAAACATGCAAGAGAACTGTCACGGTTGCGCGATACGGCTGTAACGAACGGACAAATGGGTCCCGCCGTAAATGCTGAATATCGTCGCGGTCAGCTTGCGGGGTTCTATGTTGACAGAAAAGAGGTTGTAACAGCTTCTCTTGATAATATGTCACGCCCAGAGTTAGAAGCTAAACTGAAAGAAATACGCGATCATAATGTTATTAATGGCGAATCTATTGGCGTAGAAATAAAAGAAATTAGCGAAATAAAAGATAACATAATAGAAGCAAAAATAAAGGAATAATAATTTTCTTATATTTTGTTAAATATTTATCTATATAATTAAAAGTAATAACTAAATAATACAAAATAAATAAAGCAATTAATATAGCAAAATAAATTCCCATTAATACCCCACCTTGTAGCCACTTACATAGTTCCGTGTTCCTTGACTTCTGCAAAGAGTAGAACAGTACCTTTGAAATTTGCCCATTTCTTTCTCTTTATTACAATAAAAACATTTTCTTTTGACTAATTCCTCTTCTGCTCGTGGTTTTTTGATTGATTTGTAATAATCTGGCATTTGAAAATCATCACTCATAATTTTCTCCCTCCATACCTTTCTTCATAGGATCATTAAGATATTTCATTGTTTTAACTGCTTCCTCTCCGTACATTATATCCCATTCTTTAAGGTATGCTTTTTCGCTTTTAGATATTCTCTTAAAATAATTCATAATATCTTTAGCTTCATCAAAAAATTCTTTTTTCTTCTCAAGCATATCCTCATAATCATCTCCCCAATCAAAATAATTCATTTTAATTTCAATATCATAACAATTACTCATACACGTCCTTTCTCTGCATTAATTCTTTTAATTTATTTTCCCACATAGTTCTATATACTATGTCATCTTGAATTGCATTAATAATTTTAATTAAATTATTGACGCGTCGCCAGAATAATTTTTCATTCATTTTATTCCTCCAATGCTTTCTCTAAATACATCATAGCATTTCTAATATTTACTTTTAATGCTTCTTTATCATCATTTCTTTTTTTCTCTTTCATAATCATTTTCTTAAAAGCACGACGAACATATAAATCTGACATTTCAGAAACAGGAATATCTTCGCCTTTACTTTTACTGTGATAATGTACTTCTTCGGTCATAACTTCCTTTCTATAATTTTGTACAGGACTTATCCGAATAACTCCGTCGCCTGTACTTGTCCCACATAATCTCATGTAAAGTAAAAGTCAACAATAAAATAATTTATTATTTATTTGACATTGGGATAACTCTCATGTATATAGGATAAATAGAAAGGATAATTTATGAAAATAGACATGTCTAATTTTTTAATTAAATTAAATGAAGTTCAATCAGAGGAAAGAAATAGAACAATTCCTATTGCTCAACTTAGCATTATGTATGAATTATATAAAAGTGAAACTCCTGTTCGTCTTTTGAATATCCAATACAAATATAATTTTGAAAGGTATATTCTTTCAAGAAATTGTATGATGTTATCTAACGATAAAATTAGAGATAAGGGAAAAATAAGACAGGGTAAAGGGTGGATTGTTAAAAACTCTATTAAAGGAGAATATGATAAACGCCTAAAAGAGGTTAAACTAACAAAAATTGGTAAAAAAATTGCAGAAAGGATATTTGATTAGAAATGAAAACAGGTAGACCTAAATTTTGGACTGATGAAAATATAGAAAGAGCAAAAAGATTATGGCATACTCACACCGCGAGAGAAGTGGGGCGAATGTTTGACAGATCGAAAAATTCTGTGCTTGGCGCATTATACCGCGACAAAGTTAAAAACGGATATACACCACCGCCAGATTCTAAGTACACAGGAAGAAAATATAATTATCCATCACGTAGGTATTGACATTTAATTATTCCCATGTTAATAGGATATAAAGAAAGGATTAAAAATGAAAGTAAAAGATTTATTAGACATTCAAGAAGTTTTAGAAAAAAGAAAAACACCTTGCGATATGCATAACACAGAATTAAATATGCACTTTTCAAAATCTAAAGATAGGCATATTAATATTTTAGATATGGATTTAATTCATTTAGTTAGATCATATTCAAAGTGTTTAGATACGGGAACAATAGGGGGTAAAAATTTATTACTTCAAGATATTAATTACATAGATAATAAAATAAAAATTATAAAAGAATATATTTGATTGACTTTTAATTATTCCCATGTTAATAGGATATAAAGAAAGAAATAAAAATGTCTTTAAAATTAATAAATCAATCAACAAATCGAAAGACGGGCGGTATTGCTACAACATACAGGGCGGGAGAAAATATATACGCGACTTGTCCCGCGACTTGTTCCTTAAATCCCGACGGCGACAATTCCGCAACAGAAATAGATCAAGAGTATTTGTCAGCGTTACAAAATGCTGTTCCAAAAAAAGGTCAAGCGTGGACGTATAGTCATTTTGACCATGATAAAATTCCGCTTAATGAAAAAAATAAAACGGTTATTAATTATTCCGCTGATACTGTAATCCAAGCGTTAAACAGTTTCAACGACGGTCGCGAAACTACTTATACCGCCCCCGCTTCTATGTCTGACAAAGTGGATAATATTCAAGGCGTAAAGTTTGTAAAATGTCCCGCCGAGGATAACAAAAAAGTTACTTGTCAGAATTGCGGAAGTGGTCGCCCATTATGTGCAAGATTAAACCGCGATTATATTATTAAGTTTGTTGCTCACGGTAGCCAAAAAAAGAAAGTTGGTACTGATCAAAAAGGTGGTTGTTATGCGGGTCAAGGGTTTACGCGTTTTGCTTGGGGTAGTACAGCAAAACAAGTTCAAGAAGTTACCGACGCCGTAAAATTAACAAAGTGGGTTAAGTCTTTGCCGTATGGTACAATGATAAGACATCACGTCGCGGGAGATATAGGAAAATAAAAGATTGACTTTTAATTATTCCCATGTTAATAGGATATAAACAATTAAAGAAAGGAAACTATGTACTTTGTACTGAAAGAAACTAAATATGAATCTTTATCAAGTAACTATACTATTAATGATCTAGAGGGTTACGAAAATAAAAAAACTGCTTTAGATATTGCTCAAGCGTTACAATCTATCGCGGTGGCAAAAAAGAAAAGCGGTGTAATCTATTCTGTTCTTTCTCAATATGAGAAAAAATGACAGTTAAACCAGAGTCAAATTTCGGGCGTGAGATAATGAAAAACATCGACGCCCATTGGTCTAGAATTGAAAATCGGCACGGTGGCGGTATACCAGATATATACGGAATACGCGACGGCGTGGTTATTTGGCTCGAATTAAAATGTATTAGGCAAAATTCAATATTTCTGTCACCGTTACAAATCTCATGGAATTACAACAATTTCCGCAATGGTGGGAAAAACTATTATATTGTCCGAGATACGAGATCAAAGCTTCTCAAACTGTACGACGGCGACAAAGGGCGAGAGATCAAGGAACAAGGTTGGAAATACGACGGCGGTACAAGTTTCGTGTTTCCTTATGATTGGAAATGGCTTGGAGATTTTTTGTTTTCTTGACCGTGATCAACGGTTCAAGATAATGCGACGGTGGGTAAATCGTTCCTTTCCCCACCGTTTTTTTTTTCGCCCACATTTTCCTGCGACACTATGTCCTATTGACAATGTCCGCGATTCGCGGTAAATCTCAGCCCTCCCATATAGGGTGGGGGAGGTGGCGGTATACCTGCGACAAAATGTCACGGCGACGCTTCGCGGTG